TCCAGATGTATTGGAACATGCAAAGATGCAGGCTTTAAAAGAGATCACTTTTGAAACCAATGGCACACAAAAACTACACAAAGATTTTAAAGATTATTTGACTCAATGGAATCAGAAGAATGGTAGAACTAAAGAATCCATATCATTCTCTGTGAGTGCAAAATTAAGTGTGAGCGGAGAAAAACGTGAAGAAGCTATACTGCCTGAAGTGGTGGCAGAATATGGAGATGTAGGGCATGTGTATTTGAAATTTGTGGTGGCCACCAAGGAAGATGCTGATGAGGCATTCCAAGCAGTGGCTGATTATCGTAAAGCAGGATTCTCGGGATCAGTTTATTTGATGCCTGTGGGTGGAGTAGAAAGTATCTATCATATGAACAATAGAACAGTGGCAGAACTGGCAATGAAGATGGGATATAGATACAGTGATAGATTACAAGTGCCATTGTTTAAAAACGCATGGGGTACATAATGGAGCAAAAAGATATGGGAATATTTGATAAAGTTAAAAAAATATTTAAAAAAGAAGACACAACAGAAAACAAAAGCGAATCACATCAAGCATTGTTGCGTGAAAAAGAAGCAGCAACCAAAGAAGGCAAGCCTTGGGTGGCAGTGTTGGAGACTCACGTGAACAAAGAAAACATCAGAAATGGATTTTTTGAACTGGATTGGAACAATGCTTTCATAGAGGATTTATTAGATGCAGGTTACAAAGGTGAAACCAATGAAGAAATAGTGGAAGGTTGGTTTAAAGAAGTCACTAGAAACGTGCTGAAGGATCAAGGACAGGACGCCACACGTGATGCTGGATACATCAATGTGAACAAATTAGGAAAAGATAGATCGGAAATCAGTTAATGACCTACTTGCTTGTGGATTTAGCCAATGTATTTTTTAGATCACGTCACGTAACTGACGGAAGTCTTAATGATAAGATTGGTATGGCTCTACATATTACTCTTAACGGTGTAAGAAAAGTATGGAAAGATTTCAAAGGAGACCATGTGGTATTCTGTTTGGAAGGACGCAGTTGGCGCAAAGATTATTATCTTCCATACAAACGCAATAGATCTGATGCTCGTGCAGCACTCACAGCCAAAGAAAAAGAAGAAGAAACAATATTTTGGGAAACTTTTGATAATTTTAAAGAATTTATACAAACTAAGACCAATTGCACAGTGTTGCAAAATCCAAGATTAGAAGCAGATGATTTAATCTCTGCTTGGATACAAGCTCATCCCAAAGACCAGCACGTGATCATCAGCACAGACAGTGATTTTGCACAATTGATTGCTCCCAATGTGAAACAATACAATGGTATTTCAGAAGTGACCATCACTGATAAAGGTTATTTTGATCAAAAAGGTAATCCTGTAAAAGATAAAAAAACAGGTGAAAACAAAACAGCACCTGAACCAGAATGGCAATTGTTTGAAAAATGTGTGCGTGGAGACAGCACAGACAATATATTTTCTGCTTTTCCAGGAGTAAGAACCAAAGGAACCAAGACCAAAGTAGGATTGCGTGAAGCATATGAAGATAGAAAAAATAAAGGGTTTAACTGGAACAACATGATGTTGCAACGTTGGATGGATCATGAAGGAGTAGAGCACAGAGTATTGGATGATTACAATAGAAATGTTATATTGTGCGATTTACGAGCACAACCAGATGAAATAAAACAAATTATGGCTCAAACTGTGGCAGAAGCAGCCAACCCCAAAGCAGTGGAACAAGTGGGAATCAAATTGATTAGATTTTGTGCCAAATGGGACATGCAAAGAATTGTGGATCAAGCACAGAGTTATGCTGAGCCATTGAATGCCAAATATAAAATAACAGAAGAGGTCACAGCATGACAGTGATTGCCAAACCCATATTGGATGGTAAGTTTTGGATATTGGAATCTGAAGGTATCAAACTGGGCACACTGTGCCGTCAGGAAGATCACAGATACATGTTCAGTTGTGCCTCAGGCAGTCGCATGTTTGACAATGAGCAACAATTGAGACAGGAATTCAAAGGAGATTGGCTGTGGGGAAATACCACTGTGACTGTGTCACAAGATCCTGCTGTGGATGCAAACTCTGTGTATGGATATCCCACTAAATTTGAACCTTGTAATCCTGTGTTTGATGTGCAAAAAAAATTACCATTGTTTACCAAAAGTAAAAAATCCAAATCATTGTATTGTGCTGGATATTATGTTATTAAATTTGAAAAAGGATGGGTCAAAAGTTTCTGTCCCAAACTGCTTACCATAGACAGGTATCCCAACAAAGGACCATTCAGAACATTGCTGGAGATGAAACAGGAACTCAGCAGTGCCAACAAACAGGAAGGAAATATCAATGAGCAACACACCAATTAACACAGCACCCATACAACAATTGATACAACAGATCAAAGTGGCTGATCAAAGCAATCAAAAAGAAGTGCGAATCGATATCACCACTGCCAAAAATGTGGCCTACGCATTGGGTATTGTGATGAGCAGACTGGCTGGAAATTACGAAGATTTACTCAGCAAGAAAGACAAGGATGAAGTGATTCAGGTACAAATGGATGGGGGCAAACTGTGAGCATCACTGACAAAGAAATAGAACAAATAGCCAGCACCAATCTGCCCAACAACCATTTCAATCCCTACATGACTGCTCCTGAATACTTCCAACAAGAGGGTGAAAACATGTGGATTAGATTCAAATTAAAGGCGTTTTACCCACTGCTTTGTGTGAGCCTGCTGTCTACACTTGCCCTGCTGTGTGTGCTGATATATACCCTATTTTAGCACTGATCTATTAGGGTTCCTTTCATTCAACCAAAAAATAAACTTACCAAAAGGCATAAATATACATGCTTAATCATTTTTACAAGGAACACATGAGCAGACCCAAACCCATTATCCTTTTGGAGAATGTTAATAAAAAGGACTACAAATCTGAACAGGTTTTGGATGCAGAAGCCATATGGGCCGTATTTTACAAAAATAAACCTTTCAATTTAAAGTCATCCAACATGACCACCAACTATCCAGGACCCAAATACAAGAAAGTTTCTTTCAGCAATCCAGGCCATGCTTTTAACCTTGCTAAAAAACTCAACACACTGTTCAACGTTCAAGACTTTTCAGTGGTGAAATTAACTCAGGGCGAAACCGTCACTGAAAAATAATGGACTGGAAAACTACCTATACTAAAATATTCCTTCAACAGGCAAACATTTCCGTGAACGATAATACCATGAAAGAATATCTACCCATATGGTGGAAAAATAGTCGTATCAAAACAGAAGGTGGATTAAGACTCACTGAAGAAGGTCTTAAATTTGTTCAAGAAAAATTAGAATTACAGACTTATGATGTGCCATTCCCATTGGACTTCACCATAACCACACAGATATTGATATTTTTAGACAAGTTCATTGATTGTCCATATTACTTGGCTGCTGATGGTCTTATTGTGACCAATGAAAAGAAGGCCATGGAACTTCACTTATTTTCAGGCGACATACGCAAATATGGTTTGACAAAAGCCATGAGTAGACCCTTCGAACAGTAAAGATATCCACAATTATCAAGGATTTTAAGCCATTGAAATCAACGACTTTTTTGATGCAAAACCAATTGACTTCTTTTTTCACAGATGCTATTATGTATATAACACTAAGGCACTGAAACAAACTAAAAGGAGTACAACATGGCCAAAGCAGACAAAGACAGTTTAGCAGTTAGACAGGTCAGTCCTAACAATGCTAAAAGTAGCATAACACACGCAATCAACAAAAAACGTCCATTATTTTTATGGGGAGCACCTGGTATTGGTAAATCAGATGTGGTACATCAAATTGCTGCCAGCATTGATGCTCATGTGATTGACATAAGATTAAGTCTATGGGAACCCACAGATATCAAAGGTATTCCATACTACAACATGAAAGAAAACAACATGATTTGGGCCGCCCCAAGTGAACTGCCCAATGAAGAATTTGCTAAAAAACACAAAAAAATTATATTGTTTTTGGATGAAATGAATTCAGCCGCACCATCAGTTCAAGCGGCAGCATATCAATTGATCCTAAACAGAAGAGTGGGCACATACAGGCTGCCTGACAATGTGGTTATTATTGCCGCTGGTAATAGAGAAGCGGACAGAGGTATCACATACAGAATGCCTGCACCATTGGCCAATAGATTTATCCATATAGAAATGAAAGTGGATTTTGATGATTGGTTTCAGTGGGCTGTACAGAACAACATGCACAAAGATGTGGTGGGGTTCTTAACATTCAGCAAGAAAGATTTATACGATTTTGAACCCAAGAGTTCAGGCAGATCGTTCGCAACTCCAAGATCTTGGGCATTTGTCAGTGAATTATTGTCTGATGAAGTGGATGAGAATACCACAGCCGATCTAGTTAGTGGAGCAGTAGGCGAAGGATTAGCAGTAAAATTCATGGCTCACAGAAAAGTGGCTAAGGACCTACCAAATCCGTCTGACATCTTGTCAGGGAAGGTAGAAAAAATGAAGACTAAAGAAATCAGTGCCATGTATTCCTTAACAGTCTCCCTTTGCTACGAACTGAAAGACGCATGTGATAAGAAAGACAAGAAGTTTAATGATAAAGTCAATAAATTTCTTAGATTTTCTATGGATAATTTCGATACTGAAATTGTTGTGATGGGCATTAAACTTGCTCTTACGCAATATCAATTACCGATTGATCCAGACAGTATCAAATGTTTCGATGAGTTTCATGAAAAGTACGGCAAGTATGTTATTGCCGCACAAAAGGTTGCTTAACTGTGACCATTCACAGGGCATTTTCGAGTGCCCTGTGTACAAATAAAGATTCTTATGACTACTAAAAAACAAGAAAAATTAAACAAATTACAAGAAGAAGTATTGGATAAAATTATTGTGGCAAGAGTAGGATTGTTGTTGAGACATCCTTTCTTTGGCAACATGGCCACTAGATTGGGCATTCAAGAATGTGATGAATGGTGTCCCACAGCAGCCACTGATGGAAGAAATCTTTATTATAATACAAAATTCTTTAGCAAACTTTCTGCTAGAGAAATCGAATTTGTGATAGCACATGAAATACTTCATTGTGTGTTTGATCACATTGGCAGAAATGAACAGAGAGATAGACAGATATACAATGTGGCTTGTGATTACATTGTGAACAACACATTGGTGCGAGACAACATTGGTGAAAAACCCAAAGACATTCCTATATTTCAAGACTTCAAATATGAAGGTTGGAGTTCTGAAAGAGTGTATGATGAAATTTATAAAAAATATGATGAAAAACAATTGCAAAAATTAGGTCAATTGTTGGATGAACATTTGGATTGGGACAAGGACGAAAACGGCGGCGGTAAAGATAAAAAAGACGGCAAAGAAGGTGACCAACAAAAAAGACCAGCATACAGCAAAGAAGAATTGAGAAAAATTAGAGATGAGATCAAAGATTCCATACTGCAATCAGCACAAGCCACAGGCGCTGGTAATCTTCCCAAAGAAGTGGAAAGAATCATAAAAAATATGACCAATCCTAAAATGAATTGGAGAGAAATATTACAGACTCAGATACAAAGCACCATCAAAAGTGATTACAGTTTTATGAGGCCCAGTCGCAAAGGCTGGCACACAGGCGTGGTATTGCCAGGTTCACAGTTTGAACAGACCATTGATTTGGCTGTGGCCATTGATGCCAGTGGATCCATTGATGAAAAACAATTGAGTATATTCTTAGGCGAAATCAAATCCATCATGGATCAATACAAAGATTATAGAATTAAAGTGTGGACTTTTGACACAGAAGTGTACAATGAACAAGACTATGGTCCCACAGATGGTGACATCAGCCAGTATGAAATCACCGGTGGTGGTGGCACAGATTTCATGTGCAACTGGGAGTACATGAAAAAGAATGACATTCAACCAAAAAAATTCATCATGTTCACAGACGGATACACATTTGACAGCTGGGGAGATCCTCACTACTGTGACACCGTGTTTGTGATACACAACAATCACAACGAAAGAATTGAATCACCGTTTGGTATCACTACCAAATACGAAGACTAATGTTGCAGAAAACTGGAGAACCCAATCCTTTAAACTTTTTTGGTATTAGAAAAGTTCAAAAACCACTGCCGCATTTCACATATTTGGAAATCAAATTCGATTATGGCATGGAAGACAAGATCAATAATTGGATTAGAATCAATTTAAAAAGTAGATATTTTTTGGAAAAAACAATCAAAAGCTCTCATGAACACAAAGTGGAGTATGTGATAAAAATTGGTTTTGAAGAAGCCAAAGAACTCACCATATTCACTTTGAGTTGTCCTTATGTGAATCGAAGTTAAATAATTTCGTATATACAACAAGGAGAACATACATGAACGAAGAAACTAAAAAAACTGCCACAGCCAGCACTGCTGCACCAAAAGCTGCAGCACCAGAAGCTGATTTAAAATCAGGAGATTTAACTGTGCAGGATTTAAACACTATCAAAGCTATCATTGACGTGGCATCACAGAGAGGTGCTTTCAAAGCCAATGAGATGCAAGCCGTAGGAACAACCTACAACAAACTTGAATCTTTTTTGAATGCCATTCAAGCTCAACAAGCGGCTGCAGCTAAATCTGCTCCAGCAGCAACAGCAGCACCTGTGGGAGATAAAAAATAATGTCTGAAATAAAACATTTGGGTAGATTCAAAGACACCAAAGAAGTGGTGGGAGTGGTCTACAGAGTATTGCCCAGTGATCCAGAACATGCATTGGTGGTACCCACCAGCGGTTTGGATGGAGATGAACATGCAAGACTGATGGATTTAATTCACAGTGCTGCCAGTCAAACTTCATATGAACTAGCAGAAGCTATGGCCCGTGCCCCGTTGGGTGATGGTTCCATCATGCTGGCTAGATTCCATGTGAAAAAATTGATGAAAAAAGTCAAGAGCAATCAAATAGAAATGACTCCCAATCAATTCACCACTATCAGTTTGGATGCATTGAATGCTGCCATAGCACAACAAAAAGGTTTAAAAATTGCTGAACTGGCCATCACTGCCAGCAACGATACACCAGCAAACACACAGGCCAGAAACATAGTGAATCCCATTGTGGAATCTGTGAAAAACGAGTCTGTGTTGACCGATGAACAATTGGCTGCAAAATTAAGAAGTGATGCAGACAGATTGTACAAAGAAGCAGCACGATTGAGAAAACAAGCAGACGAGTTAAAAACTAAGTCAGCAGAATAATCAATTATGGTCATTTTTGGCAAAAAATCACTGCCCAAAAATGTTGTGGATCATTGGCCAGAAGTGTTCAATGATGTCACAGTGAATGCCATACCTATTGAGTACCTATTGGCCATAAAAGTAACATTTAATGATGGCAAAAAATGGGAAATCAAAGTCAAAAACAGTCATAAAAAAATGACCAACAGTAGGCTGGAACAAACACTGAATGAACTGTTCAAAAACTACACCAACAGCATCAAGAATGTGGATTTTAGGCTGGATACTGAAAAGGTCAAAAAGGACATTGAAAAACACACCAAAAAGTTCTTTAAAAAATAAAACTTTTAAGTGATGAATACTGTTAATTCAGTATAAATACACAGTAATAAGACATTAGGAGCAACGCACAATATGGCATTCAAAATAAGACGTGGCACAAACGCACAAAGATTACTGATAACTCCAGCAGAAGGAGAATTAATCTACACTACAGACACCAAAAAACTGTTCACAGGTGATGGTACAACTTTGGGTGGTGTGGCTGTGGACACAGGCACTGTGGCGTTTTCAGGCATTGCATCAGATGTTACTCCAGATGTGGACAGCACAAGAGACATTGGTGCCACAGGCAACAGATGGGCCGAAGGTTGGTTTGACAATGTGTATGGTGCATTCACAGGTGCTCTCACAGGCAATGTCACAGGAAATTTATCAGGCAATGTCACAGGCAATGTCACAGGAAATTTAATAGGCAACGTGTCAGGTGACGTCACAGGAGATCTCAACGGTTCAGTGTTTGCAGATGATTCCACAGCAATGTTGGATGCCATACAAAAAAGAATCAAAGCAGATGTGTACAGCACAGCAGGCACATTATTATTGAGCACCAACCCTGCCACCAATGTGGTCAGCAACGGTGATGTGGTAATCACAGACAACGTGGTGACTCTGTTGAACGGATTAGACAATATACAATTAGGCACCAACACTTCAGCATTAGGAGTGGGATTAAGAATTAAATCACCAGTTATCAGTAACAAAGCCATTGAAACCACTTCACTCACAGATGGTA